AAGAAATGGGACTTCAATAAATCTATGGAAAAAATGGTTCAATTTTTAAATTTTCTTTCTTATAAATATAATCTTTCTTTTGATGATGTGTCTAAAGACTTTACCGATTTTGTAAAAGAAGAAAAAGAAAACTTAATAAATTCATCTTTAGAAGATGATTACAAAACATTTATTGATAAAAATGAAGAAGATTTGCAAAAACAGTTTAACATATCACATAATTTTGAAACAAATGTACGTGGGTTAAAAATTCGTGGTTCATATCCTACACAAGAAGAAGCAGAACTTAGATGTAAAATTTTGAGAGAAATTGATCCTAATCATGACATTATGGTTGGACCTGTTGGATTATGGATGACATGGGATCCTGAAGCGTACAAAACTGGGCGTGTTGAATACTTAGAAGAAGAATTAAATCAGTTAATGAGTGAAAAAAATAAAAATGAAGCGAATGCAAAAACAGCGTTTGAACAACGTGTCAAAGAAAGTAAACAAAATGCAATTGAAGAAAACATGAAAAATGCAGAAAAATCAGGAAATACATTAACACAAAGTATTGATAAAGATGGTAATTTAATTGGAGTTAATAATGCAAATACTCAAGAATTTGCATTGAAAGAACAAGAAAATATTTCAACTGCAGATATTTGTATGGAATTATTTGAAGGAGAAAATATTGTTATTGGTGCAACAGATAATGGACGAAGTGAATTAATTAGTGGACCTTTTGCAAATTCAAATACAGAAAAATAAAATAAATAAAATAAATAAAATAAATAAATAAAATAAATAAAATAAATAAAATAAATAAAATAAATAAAATAAATAAAATATTATTTATGAATAATAGTATTTATAATAGTATTACTAATTCTATTATAAATAAATACCATTTATTTAAATTAGTATTATGGCTAATCCACAAAATTTAGATGATAGTGAAAAATTAAATATAATTTTTAAAGAAATATTGGGTTTTCCATCTACATCTGAAAATATTAATTATTATGAAGAATTGAAAACCAAATATAATACATATACATTAGGAGAAAATGTTTTTCTAGAAAATATACCACAATATCCTGATTTTAATATAAATGGTATTGTTAGAAACGCTCCTGATATAGGATTAGAAGATGCGGATTTTTATCATTATAATAATAATCCATCAAATAAATCACAATGTAGTATTGTAGATGACAGTACGCATACGGTTAGGCGATTTAGATATTTAATATTGGAGCAAACGTATGGAACAGAAAATTCAAATTATGGAGCATCTTGGTTTAAATTAGATGATTTAAATAATAATATATTAGAAGATTCTCTACAATATAATTATAAATCATATTATGATTCTCAAGACGGTAATTCTTTAAAATTTCCATATTTATATGAAGTTTTCACACAAAAGTCATTAGAACAATCTATTAGCTCTTTACGAAATTTACGATTTGGTACTGATGGTGGAAATTGGGTTTACAATTATAAAAATGGAATCTTATTTTTTTCTGATTTCAGTACTTTAGCTGAGCAAAATAAATTTAATGGAATTTATGATATAAGTGACAACAATAAACCTGTAATTAGTGTTTATAAATATATAGGGAGAAAAAACATTAGTACTTTGGGAAATAGTCTATTTGAACTTACTGATACATATAATAATAATATTATTAAAATATTTAATTACACTCAAAATTTAACTCGTAAGATTAGCGAATTGACACATTTGTTTAATAGTACTCTTAGTATTAGTACTAATTATTCTAATAAGACAATATTTAGTGATACAAGTTTTGTAACAACTACAAGTGATTTAATCGATTTAAGTAATTTATTTTTTAATACTATTACTCCTCTTAATATAAATAGTAATATATTGATTAATATTAATGTAACCTTATTATGTAGTCATAACATCAATGAAAGAATCACAATTCAATTATGGAGAGATATGAGCATGATAACAATTAATACAAATTTGGGTTTTAATAGTGCAACACAAGGTTTCACTATGCCTTATAGTTTAACATATGTAGATGATAATATTGGTTATAGTTTAAAAAAATATTATTTAAAATATCAATTAGAATCACCTTCTGATATTAGTCAAGGTATTGTTAATGTTTCAACAAGTAACACACCAGGCGCATCAAATTTTTTATTGAGAGAAATAGCAAAAACTCCTACAATTATTAACTTTATTAATAGTAATAATAAACTAATTTTTAGCGATTCTAGTTATACAACATTTAGTAGAAATATAATTGATTTAAGCAATACATTTTATAATATATTATATCCTTGTAATACTACCTACTTATTAGTTCATATAAAAGTAACATTATATTGTTCTACAAATTATAAAAATAGAATAAATGTTGAGTTGTGGAGAGATAATACATTACTAATTCAAGATTGTAGTTTAGGGTCTGTTAGTACATATGATGGAATTATTATGCCATACAGTATTACTTTTTTAGATGAAAATCCCAATTATAATAATAGCGAAAAAAAATATTACTTAAAGTATAAACTTGAAGAAGGGGAAGAATATAATAATCAACATTTAGGCATCATTAATGTTAGAACTGATAATAGTTATGGTTCATCTAATATATTATTACAAGAATATCCTAATATAACTCATAATTTTATAAATACTTATACTAATATAGATTGTACAACTACTAGTAATTCATTAGTTGATTTAAGTGCTATTGTTTTTAATACTATTAATCCTTGTAATAATAGTTCAATTATTGTAGATATTAGAATAACGTTAGCATGTAGTTATGATGGAAATGAAACAATAACTATTGAATTATGGAGAGATTCTACTTTGATTTTTGAAGATGTTGATTTAGGAAGTTTATTTGGAACAGAGGGTTTAATTATTCCATATAATATTACTTACTTAGATGAAAACGTTACAAGTGGTCCAAAAAAATATTATTTAAAATATAAATTAGAACAGAATATTTCTCAACAAAAGCAAGGCATTCTTAATATTAAAACTTCACAAAATGGTTCTCCAAATATTTTATTAAGAGAGATTACCAATACTTCTACTATTTATAATAGCATTTTTTATGATATTACTAACTTTACTACAACTACCTCCGATTTAATTGATTTAAGTGACTCATTTTTTAATATTATTAATCTTTCTAGTAAATCTAATGTTTTAGTAACTATTAATGTTACTTTGCTTTGCAGTAATGAGCACGATCAAAGAATAACTATTCAATTATGGAGAAATTTTACTTTGATTTCAGAAGATGTTGGTTTAGGAACATATATTGCTTCTAATTTAAAAATACCATATAATTTAACTTACTTAGATCCAGATGTTAATACTGGTCTAAGTAAATACTATTTAAAATATAAATTAAACAATAATAGTGGAACACATATGGGTTTAGTTAATATTAAAACTTCTTCAACATTTGGTTCAAGTTCGTTCTTTTTAAGACAAATTTAGAAGAATTATTTTGTTTTTATAAAATAAAATAATTAGTATAATATAGAAAAATAATATATATTACTATAATATAATTGAGTATGGGAGATAGTGATATTCTTAGTAATCGCCCAAGATTCAATAGACCAACACACGAATATATATTTACAGGATCACAATTTAGAGGCGGCAGTGATCTTAGTTTTGTAAGATTTTCAAAAGGGACTAATTTTATTGATATATGCAATAGTGGAATAGATATTAGTTCTTCAATTGTTAATATTAATAGAGATTTATATGTCGGCGGTGATACTACTATAGGCGGTGAGTTAACTATTAGTGGAGATACAATTGTTAATAATTTTACTATTAATGGTGATTTATCAGTCAATTTTTTAAAAAATAATATTTTAAAAGTCCCTTCTGAATTTACTATTGATCCTTCGGGACATGGAAATGCTACAGGAAAAGTAATAATTCTTGGAGATTTAGAAGTCAAAGGAACAACAACTACTATTAATTCAAGTGTTGTAGATATTAGTGATGTAAGGATTGTTTTGGCTTCAAATGCATCAAATTCTTCACAAGCAGATGGTGCTGGTTTTGAAATAAGTGGAGCAAATGTGAGATTTATATATGATCATACCGATAAAAGATTCGAAACATCTATTGGACTCGGTATTTCAGGAGATTTACTGCCCATTAATAGTTTTTCACGAGTTCCGGTTTCATATAATACTTATAAATTAAAAGTTGGTGGATTTTCAACAGATATAAGTAATTATTATAATGACTGGCATACACCAGGTGGTTATGATATTAGTAAAGTACTTATAAGTAAGTATTCATACATTAAAATGGAATTTAAAGTAAACTTTATTGCTTCTACAGAAGCAGAACAAACTTTGGGTTTCCGTGTTCAAAGAAGTGTAAATGGTCCAAATAATTATAGTAATAATACTGTAGTATTTACAGACCCAAGTTTAGGATCCAATATGGGAGTTGGGCTTGTTAGTGTATATAATGGAACATATATTGATGATCTTACAACAGTTGCTTCCAGTATAGATAGTAATAATACTGTATATTACAGACTTCAAATAAAGAGAAATAACCCATCATATGATACTGATGGAATATCAACTCCATTTGGTATTTATGGTGATGATCATAGAGTTGGTAATTATATTTTCTTACAAGAATTATATGTACCACCTGCCGCCTAATACTAATTAATTAATTTTATTTTTAATAAATACAATTAATTAATAATATTTTAGTTGAATGTGTATAAAGCAAGTATTAAATTATATTATATAATAATATAATACAATATTATTATGAGTTTACATAATTTTAATCCAAATAACAAATCATGGAAAATGTATACAAATACAATAACATCTATTAGCGGAGATAATATAACTATTAAACCATATGAAGGTAAAAATTTATTATTAGAAGTTTCCGCAAATAATAATATTTTATTTAAAAGAGGAGACATATCTTATGGTTTAGATGATTTAATTGGTGGGGGCATTATACTTACAAGCGTTAGTGGTGATATAATTCCTTCAACTAACAATCTTTATAAACTAGGAGATATTAGTAGAAATTGGAGTAATGCTTATATAACTGATATAAGTGTTACAAACATAACTGTAAGTGGAAATTTTTTATTAAACATAGACTCTTCTATGACAAATATAACAGAAATATTTAATAATATAGGTCCTTATTTAACTACAATAGAAACAAATATATCTAATATAGATGCTAGAAATATTGATCAATTTGGAGATATTAGTAATGTTAGACAAATAATACCAAAACTAACAAGTGACATAAGCACTAGTCTAGGAACTTCTACAAATATTTGGCAAAGAGCATTTATAAGTGATTTAAGTGGTATTGTTAGTATTAATGGAATTAATTGGCCTATAACAGGTCCACAAGGAATACAAGGGTATAAAGGAGATACAGGAAATCAAGGAGCACAAGGATATACGGGAAATCAAGGAGCAACAGGTAATCAAGGAGCACAAGGGTACAAAGGAGATGTAGGCAATCAAGGAGCACAAGGGTATAAAGGAGATACAGGTAATCAAGGAGCACAAGGGTATATGGGGAGTCAAGGGTCACAAGGATACAAAGGAGATACAGG